TACGTTCTGCTAATTCTAGAAAGTTTTCACGAGCGTTTAAGTCTACCCTAAATGCAATACTTTGCCCTAAAAAAGCAATCATATCTATTAAGGCTAGATACTCACTGCTTTCAATATAATCATTAAAGTCTTCAGGATAATTTTGTCTAAGGTAATCTACCATAACTCTGCGAAGATTTTCAAAATCATAGCTTTGAAAATCGGCATTTTTGAAGCTTTGATAAATTCGCTTCCAGTCCTGTGATACCAGTAATCTATTTTGTCTATCAGTGGATGACATCTCTTATCCTTGTTTTGATATTTATAGCATATAATAATATAGTAGTTTAACCTATTAATCCGTTTTCTTGGTCAAACTTAAAACGCATAGATTCTGAAATATTATAAGGAAGATAAGTCAGATCACATTCAATTTGAATGCCACTTTCATAGTCCGTAATTAAAATGTTATTTACGGCGACCCTGGGGTCATAATTGATAATATCTTCTACATTTTTTTTTATTAATCTTTTTAAATCTTCGGTCAATGGCTCAAAAATCACATCCCAAATTATAGTACCAAACTCAGGATTCATTAATCGTTCTCCCTGTCTGACATGGAAATGATTGATAATATCCTGTTTAATCAAGGACAGATCATATAAAGTATATCCCCGCGTATCCTCACTTATTGAGCTAAATCCTCTATAAGTTCTAGGCAACGGCGGTTCTATTTTGGTATTACTACCTTTAACTACTATTTTTTCATAAAGACGTTGAATAGCCATAATTATTCATCCTTTTTACTCTTAGAAAATGTGTCAACGGCTGTAGTGTATACACTCCAAGCATCAGGAACAGGTATATCCTCATCAACATCGCGATCAGTCTTATCTGTTTTAAAATTCACAGGATCTAAATTTTCATGATGAGGCCATGGTTCAGGAGTTGGTACACGGTGCATTATAGTTTTCATAAGTTCCTCACCTTCCTCATCTGGCACACCATGCGTTGATAAGGGTTCGGGTTTTTCAGCCTCATCTGCTGCTGTAGCTACTCCAGAGTTAAGATTAATGTTACCACCATCAACAGCAGTATTTGCTGCCTTAACATGGGTATCACCACCTGACGTAAATTTATGTGTCCCTCCACTATTTAAATCATAATTCCCACCTGTCTTATCCAAACGATTGCCATCAATAGTAGTGTTAACATTGCCTTTGATATGATTTGTCTGATTCTTGTCAACTATTAAAATTTGATCTTTTCCCACTTCAGTTTGCATTTTTTCAGCCACTTTAATATTGAGATTGCGTCCACATTCTATGTTGATATCGCGATCAGAATAAAAATTAAAATCATTTTTGGTATGGACGCTAATACTATCTTCTGCGTAGATGTCTATTTTTCCATCACTGGTCAATTCTATCCAACTAGTTCCTCGAGCGTTGCCAATATAAATCAAATCTTCACTGTTATGTAATAATATTTGATGGCCAGTTCTAGTTCTTAATCTTATTAATTCATTATGTGGAATAGTGACTTCGCCTTTTTCATCCTCCTCCACGCTGGCATATTCTGGCGGGCCATCTGTTGGCTTGGTCTTTCTTACAAATTTGTCATCTCCGTCGTCCATGACAAAACTCGATCCACCTAATCTACTAATATAAGCAGTATTTTCATGTTCTTTTGGTCCAACTTTTCCCTTGGGGCCATTTTTATCAATTGGTCCTGGAGTACTGATACCAAAAACAGCGCTGGGCCACTCTCTTCTAGCACTACTAGTAGTAATTCCTCTAATATCATCTAACAATAACCCTTGTTCTTTCAATATGTCGGCAAAGGGATGTTTAGGTTTTTTTACTTTGGTGGTATCAGTTCCAATTTGATCTTGAGTTCTTTTATTGTATTCGGCCACAGGGATTCTAGCTGGCCGACCTTTTTTATCACCCTCGGCTTCTTCATCTGTAGTGTATATGGTAGCAGCATACCCCGGTGTCATAAAATTCATATCTGAGTCTTGCACTCCGCCGATCCAATATCCTCTTTTGGGATCTCCGCCTATGAATATTACCACTACCATAGCACCCACATCAGGAGGAATCATCCACATACCATAACTTTTTTGAGTGGTTCCATAGCTTTCTTCATCTTTGATGTAGTCGATACTAGACGTTCCTAAAAAAGGACTTAGATATTTTACCTGTCGTAATTGACCCTCAGCTTTTGGGCTGTCTCCTACTTCAGATAATAGTTGAACTTTTAATGTCCCCATGTACCCGGGATCTAAGTGGCTGATCACTTTGGCTAAGAAAGGTCCTGCACTATTTTCTGGTTTTTTGTTTATTGGATCTCGTTGTTCAAGCTTTGACATTTTTATGGTCCTCCTTCTGCCTCATCATACTCGTTTCCTTCTTCATCTGACGGTGCGGGCGGCGGCTCGTCAGCTATTTGGGTAGCCAGTGTCGGGGCTTTAGAATTACTACTTTGTTTTTCTGTGTCTTGATTAGGCATCTTCATTAATTTAAGATCTTGTGTAAAAATCCCTTTGTTAAAATTATTAAAAACTTCACCTACTCTATATAACCCACTAAATTGTGGAACTACTTTTCCCTTACCAAATTCGTATCTACCAGTGGTTTGATCTATGTCCACTGGATTTCTAAAATTCACTCTAATAAAAACTTCACTGCTTTGATAGTTTATTGCCCCATCGGCATTGATCCCTTTTAAATTAGTATTTTGTGCTGTATAGTTGCCCATGCCACTGTCGCCCAAATAAAACGGATCACCTAATATTTTTAAATTTAATTCTATCATGTCCACGCCTGAATTTATGGCATCATTAAAACTTCTTGCAGCCAATGTGCCTGCATCGTCGTCAGCAGTACCGCCAATAACCCCGTTAGTCTCAGTTTTTAATCCGCTAGCACTGACTATGACACTATCCACAGGCAATAATTCTGAGCCAGATCCAGCAGCCTCCACTTCCTTTCCTGAATCTTGTTTTTCGTCGGGCACTGCTTCAGACCCTGTTTGTGATTTAGACTCAACACCCACGTTATTTTTCCCTAAATCAGCTGATAGTTGTTTGTAAAAACTATTATTAAATTCTATATTAAATTCTAAGATGTCTAGATTTTTTGATGTATAGATATAATTATATTCTTTAATAGCTGTTCTTTTTAATTGTTCAACCCCTTTGGGTTTGTCAGTAGGTGCTAAAAATCTACTACTGTGGATATATGTCGGAACCACCCTATAAACTGCCAATGTAGGATATCGACCTATTTTTTTAAGAGTGTCATCCCCGTCCAAAAGATAAAGTTGTGTTTCTACTTTCCACCAAGGTACCCAGCCGTCATCAGTAATATTATCCAATGCCTGTCGTCCATATTGACTGGTCAGTATTATTTCGTTTATCATAGTTGGTATGCTGGATCCTTTGGTAAATTCAGCCATCCCCTTTGATTTTTCTATTTTGATATTGCCTCTTTTAAATACACCTGCTTTTTCATCATAGACATCCTCTTCTATACCAAATTTTTGTTTGGCTTTTTGTAAATCACCAAATCCCATAGTGGACAGCCCCATAGGATTAACATTGTCGTTTTGAACAAGGTTTTGGCCATCGTCTGCCGGTTCTACACCCAATTTACTATTGAGATCTCCGCCACCGCCCCCGCCTCCACTAGAAGGTTCCATAGTGGCCCCAGTAGGGTCAGAGTTATCTTCTGAAGCACCGTTACCGCTGCTTGTTTTAATATCAGCAGGGAAAAGAATTAATACTTTGTCCTGATTGGGATTATTACTATCCTTAGCCACATCTTTTCCAGCATCATTTAATTGCCATTGTAAACTTTGAGGGCCTTTTTGTAACATTTCCTGTACATTACTGCCCTCTATGTTGACATTTCTTTTGGCATTACTTATGACGGTGTTATAAGCCTGTTCGTTCCAAGGGATGGCTGTACACTCATAATAACAGCCGCCGCCGTCCACTTTCATACTGATGTTCATAATCTTTAAAGGAAAATACTTGGTGGCTTTTGGTACTTTAACTTTTTGTCTATATTGATCTAAATGCCCTGTAAATTCTAATCTAAGCATTAAGGGAACACCATTCCAAGCACCGTATCCCGATTTGGCCACTGCCACCTGTAATGCTTGAAAGAATAATCCTATGCTATAAGGCTCTAGTATTTTAAAAGAAATTGAATTAGCATTAGTATTTCCGGTATTTTTGTCTAAGCCGGTGATTCCGCCAATTCTAACATTATCTATGAAAAATTCAAATTTTCCTGAGGGGTCAGCTGCTGATATATAATTTGTTAATACAGTTCTATTATCAGGATCTCCGCTGCCACTTTTTAACAGTA